TATCAAAAGGATTGGCTGAAGAATTATTAGCATTAAATAAATTAAACGATGAAAGACTAGCAATTTTTCAAACAAAAAAAGAGAGTGCTTTGTTAGTTATTGAGGAATTAGAAGGTAATAAACAATTATTAGATGAAGATAAAGAAAGGCTTGCAAATGCAAGATTAACGGTGGAAAGTATTGATGCACAAGTAGCAGCAAATGATAAAAATTTTGAAAGTTTAAAGAAAAATACTTTAGAAGCTAGAAAATTACAAAATGCTGCCAATGAAACTGTCGATGCTTTTGAAAATCTTAATACAACAATTCAAAATGATATTAAACAAGGTATTGCAGGATTAATAAAAGGAACTTCTACTCTTAGTGATTTACTTAATAATGTCGCAGATAGATTTTTAGATATAGCACTCAATCAATCATTATTTGGTAATGCTGGAGGTAAAACTGTTACTGGTGGTTTGTTTAAGTTTCTTGGTTTTGCAGATGGTGGCAGACCTCCTGTTAACAGACCTTCAATAGTAGGAGAGAAAGGCCCAGAATTATTTGTTCCAAGATCATCAGGTAACATAATCCCAAATAATAAACTTGGAGGTGGCAATACTAACAATGTTGTTGTTAATGTGGACGCATCAGGTTCAGATGTTCAAGGTGATGATGCAGCAGCTAAAGAACTTGGATCGTTAATATCCATTGCTGTTCAAGGAGAACTCCTTAGACAACAAAGACCTGGAGGTTTACTTTCAAGATAATGGCTATTTTTCCTAGTTACAATCCAAGTTATTCCGCTACAAAACGTAGTGCTCCTGTTCAACGTATTACTCAGTTTGGAGATGGTTACCAGCAAAGAACAAGTTTTGGTTTAAATCAAGATTCAAAAGTTTGGAATCTTACATTTAATGTTGATAATGAAGATGCGGAAGAGATTGAAACATTTTTAGAGGCAAGAGGTAAAGATGGTGCATCTTTTGATTGGCAAGCACCTGATGAATCCTCTGCTCTTAAATGGATTTGTAAAAGTTTCAATAAAGAAGTTTTTTCTTTTGATCGTAATCGTATTACAGCTACATTTGAACAAGTATTTGAACCCTAATGGCAATACCAGTCTCAGAACTACAGGAAATCAATCCTGGATCAATAATTGAATTATTTACAATTCAGTTGAATACAGCTTTGCATGGATCTAATACAATTTATCGTTTTCATAATGGTGCGAATTTAAATGCGAATGGAGAAGTTGTCTGGGCTGGTAATTCATATTTAAGATTTCCAATTCAATGTCAAGGGTTTGAATTTGGAACAAAGGGCACATTGCCAAGACCACAAATTTCAATAAGTAATATATTTGGAACGATGACTGCCATAATGCAGGATGTAAATACTGTGACTACAGGTAATGATTTAAACGGTTCAAAGTTTACAAGAATTAGAACATTAGCACGTTTTTTAGATGCTGTTAATTTTGCTCCTACAACCACAACAACGACTTCAACTTCAACAGTAGCAGACCCTTCTGATGGTGAAACTGTTACTTATACAGTGACCGTGGTTCAAGATTCTGGCGGTAATAATGTTTTTGCTCTTAATGGAGTACAAAAACCTGTTATCACTATGAAACGTGGTTCAACTTATATTTTTAATCAATCTCATAGTTCTAATGTGAATCATCCTTTGAGAATCAAATCTGATGCTGGAGGACAGCAAACCACTGTCAATGCAGGAACATTAGGAACAGATGCAACTGTAACTTATTCTCCCTCTTATCCAAGTGCACCAAATGATCTTAGATATTATTGCACAGTTCATGGCAATGCAATGGGTAATACAATTACAATGAATGATCCTAATACGATTCAACAACAATCAACATCTTCGTCTAGTGCTCAAATTAATCCATTTGGAACACCAGATCCCACAGCAGAATTTCCACAGGAGATTTATTTCTTGGATCGTAAAGTTTCTGAAACAAGAAATGTTGTTACCTGGGAAGCTCAATCTGCTTTAGATTTAGTAAATGTAAAACTACCCAATAGGATTGCAACTACAGAGATTTTTCCTGGTATTGGAGCGTTTATAGGATGAGTTGGAAGGATGCTGCAATAGATCATGCTCAAAAAGATTCTCCAAATGAAGCTTGTGGTTTATTAGCTGTTTATAAAGGTAAAGAAAAATATTTTCCTTGTAGAAATCTTGCTGAAGAAAAAGGTGAATATTTTATTATTGACCCAGATGATTGGGTCACTATAGAAGATAAAGGTGAAATAGTTGCAGTAATCCATAGTCATCCTAATTGTCCTCCTACTCCTAGCCAAGCAGATTTAGCTAGTTGTGAATATTTAGATTTACCTTTTTATATTGTTACTCCAGAAACACAACAATGGCATTATTTTGAACCCTCTGGCTATAAAAAAGGGTTAATAGGAAGAGAATGGGTATGGGATATACAGGATTGTTGGAGTCTTGTTACTGATTGGTATAAAGAAAAGAAAAATATAGAGATAAAGCATTGGCCTAGACCAAACAGCCCTCAAGAATTTGAACAAAATCCATATTTTGAGAAAGTTATTACTGGTTCAGGTTTCATTGAATTAGATGATAATGTTGATTTACAGGTTGGAGATGTTTTGCTTATGGATTCATCACAAAATAAATTAAGTCATGTAGCTTTGTATATAGGAGATCAAACTATTCTTCATCATTGTGTGAAAAGACTTAGCTGTAGAGAAATTTATGACCAAAAGTATATAGAATGGACAAAGAAGAGGTATCGCTATGCTCAGTAAAATAAAAGTTTACGGAAGATTAGCTAAATTTCTTGGAGAACGTACTTTTGATGCTGAGATAACAACACCAATTCATGCTTTTAAGTTTTTACTAGCTAATTATCCTCATTTAGAACGACACATGATGGAGCAAAGTTATTGTGTCAAAGTTGGTAATTATGAGATTGATGAGACAGAATTATTTAATCCAAAAGGTCAGGAAGAAATCAAAATAGTACCCGTTATTACAGGAGCAAGAAGTTTATTTAAAGGTATTGGAAGAGTTTTGACGGGAGTAGCAATAGTAGCAGCAGTAGGACTTACGGGTGGTTTTGGTACATTTGCTGCTGGATCAGGATTTTTTGGTGGTGCTGGACTTGGATTTACAGCAACTTCAGCAGGACTAGGTGCTAGTTTGGCAGCAGCAGCAGGAAACTTTGGTATATTTATGGCTTTATCAGGTGTATCGCAGATGATTAGTCCAACACCCACACCTCCTGGTGTATCAGACGATCCACAGACACAAAACTTTTCTTTTAGCGGAGTACAGAATACAAGTAGAGCAGGAATAGCAATACCAGTAGTTTACGGAGAAATATTTACTGGTTCGTTAGTAGTGTCAGCAGGGATTGATACAGAAGATATTACGGGGAATACATAATGTTTGCAGGTAATATGCGTCAAATTGCTGGAATTATAGCTAACCAAGCGACAGGCATAATAGGACTGCTAAATACTACACGTTCCAATGATGCTTTAGAAAGTAAGCAGTTTGTAAATATATTAGATGTTTTAAGTGAAGGAGAAATAGAAGGTTTCCCATCCGCAGTTGGACTTACAAAAGGTACTGCTGCCTATAACAAAGCAGCATTAAAAGATATTTATTTAGGTAAAACCCCAATAGTAAGAGGTAGTGCTAATCCGTCTAACATACAAGATGCAGATTTTAATTTTAAAAATATTACATTTGAACCTCGTTTTGGAACGTCAAATCAAACATTTATTAAAGGACTTAAAAGTATTGAGACTGAAACTGCTGTAAATGTTCAGGTAACTAAAAGTCAGCCAGTAATAAGACAGATAACAAATTCAAATATAGATGCGGTAAGAGTTACATTACGTTGGAACGCACTTCAAAGAATTAATGATGAAGGTAAAACTCTAGGTGAATCTGTAGAAATTTTAATAACAATAATTGATAATAATGGAACAGAATATGGATTTAGAGATACGGTAAGAGGTAAAGCTACTAACGCATATAACAGAGATTATAGAATTAATTTAGAGACTAATCTTCCTTTTCCAATTCAGGTAAAAGTCGAAAGAATTACAAATGATAATGATTCCAATAAGATAAGAACTTCATTTTCTTTTGCATCATTTACAGAAATAATTGATGAACAAAGACCTTATCCTGACATAGCTCACGCTTATTTACGTTTTGATTCTGAACAGTTTTCAAGTGTTCCAAGTCGAATGTTTAAGTTGCGTGGTGTCAAAATTAAAATACCTCATAATGCAACTGTAGATCAAACGAATGGAAGATTAACTTATACTGGTAATTTTAATGGAACGCTTACTACAGCGAAGCATTGGTGTTCTGATCCAGCTTGGATTTTATTTGATCTTGTTACTAATAGTCGTTATGGATTAGGGGATCATATAACAGAATCACAATTAGATAAATTTGCTTTTTATAGTGCTTCCGTATATTCTTCTGAATTAGTTGATGATGGGAATGGAGGTCAAGAGCCTAGATTTAGCTGTAATACAATTCTTCAAAAAAGAGAAGATGCTTTTCAAACAATTGCATCCTTAAGTTCTGTTATGCGAGGATTAATGTTCTGGAGTGCAGGATCATTAACCTTAAGTCAAGACAGACCAACAGATGCCAGTTATTTATTTAACTTGTCAAATGTAACTTCTGAGGGTTTTGGATATTCTGGAACAAGCTTAAAAACAAGATCCACTGTTGTTTCTGTGTCTTATTTTGACATGGATAATCAGGAATTAAATTTTGAAACTGTAGAAGATACCACTGCTAAAAATAAATATGGAATTATTCATAAAAAAGTTACTGGTTTTGGGTGTACTTCAAGAAATCAAGCTAGAAGAGTAGGTAGATTTATACTTTTTGAAGAACAAAATTCTACAGAAACTATTAGTTTTACTACAGGTATTTCAGAAGGAGTAGTTGTAAGGCCAGGACAGGTTATTGAAGTAAGCGATCCAGTAAGAGCAGGGCTTAGAAGAGGAGGCAGGATTAAATCTGCAACCACTACATCTGTAACTGTAGATGATGTTAATTCAACAGATTTAGATGCAACAAACAACGCAACTCTAAGTGTTGTGATGCCAGATGGATCAGTTGAGACTAAAAATATATCTTCAATTTCTGGTGCTGTTATCAATCTATCTTCTGCTTTTAGTACTGCTCCAAATTCAAATAGCGTTTGGATTTTACAAAACGCAACTTTACAGACTACTCAATGGAGAGTTGCAAGTGTTATTGAGGCTGAAGATAATTATGCAATAGTCGGAACAGCATATAATCCAGGAAAATTTGCATTCATAGAAGATGGATCGGCTCTTCCCGTTAGAAACATTACAGTTCTTAATGAGCTTGTAGAAAGTCCTGGAAGTCCGTTCGTTGAAGAAGAGTTTTATGTAGAAGGAACAAGGGCGAGGACAAAATTAAATATTAGTTTTACTCCTGTTACTAGAGCTATTGCCTATGAATTGCAATACAGAATTGATAATGGTAACTATACGACTATCAGAACAAGAAGCACTGATGTTTCTATTTTAGATTCTGAAAGAGGTCAATATGAATTTAGATTATTTTCTTTAAATTCAATATTTGAACCTTCGGCACAACCTACTACTTTTTCGTTCACTGCCTTTGGAAAAACTGCTATACCTGGAGATGTTACTGGTCTAACAGCAGAACCTATAAATGACAAATTAGTAAGACTACGTTGGAATTTATCAGTTGATTTAGATGTTACTCATGGTGGTCTTGTTTATGTAAGGCACACGACAAAGAATGATGGAACAGGTACATTCTCTAATGCGACTGATCTTATTGAAGCTTTAGCTGGTAATACAACAAGTGCTGAAGTTCCACTACTTGAAGGAG